TACAGCATAGTTTTTTTTATTAATTGTAATCTTCATTGTCTTTTGATTTATAGTTGTTTTAATGAAATTCAGTTGGCCGGAATTTCCGGCCAACTGAATTTTTAATTTTTTAAGCTGTAGTTCCTTCTGTTGCAGTAGTTACTTTTAAAGTAAAAGAATACGTTACAACTTCATTTAAAGTACCTTGAATTTCTATATTTTCTAGATACGCTGTACCAGATAAAGATAAATTACCAGAAACACCATCAGAAATTTCAAATGCTTTTGATGTTTTAGCAGCACGCCACGCAAACATTGATATAATATCTTCTTGTGCAGATGCTGCAGAATTATCTGCATATCCGTTACCAGATAAACTAAAAGTAGATTTACCTGCATTTACTGCATTTTCTACATCTTTAGAAGCTAGTTCTTGAAATTCTGTTGATGCACCATAACTAAAATCAATTTCGTGCATAATTGTTTTTGTACCAAGTTTGATACGCATTGCTGATCCTTTGTAATCGAAAGCCATAATCTTTATTTTTTAATGTTAAATATTTGTTCTGTATAAATTTCTAATTGTTCGTTAAAATTTGCGTTTGCAGATAGATATTTATAAAAATTACTTGATGCACCAAAAGCTGCTTCAACTTGATCTGCAATTGCCAAACTATCATTGTAATCTGTGGCCCAACTTTGCACAATTACTTGAAAATCTGTTGCCCTGTCTTTACTTGCAAAGTTTTCAAACTTAATCATGTACGTTATAAAAGAATCACCATCTTCTGATTCTGCAATTAATGGCCTAATAGAATCTGCACCATTGGTTAACAAAGAAGTTAAGGCAGTAAAACTGCTTAAATCTGAATATACTTGTGTTGCCTTTTCTACTAACATTAATTTAATTTATTAATTCGTTTTTGTATATATTTTGCCACTTTTTGTTCTGCTTCTGCAGCCACTTTACCTTTTGTTTCTTCAAATGCTTTATCTATAAAAGGATTAGATTCAATCTTTTTTGTACCTCTTATAATCATTTGCCGACCATACCAACCATCGTTCTTTTTATGACTTCTGGCCCTTACAACCAACATTGGCACTCTAGATCTTGACATTGTTTTTTTACCAATACTTTTACTTAAATTACCGGGTGTAATATAAATACCAAATCTTTGCCCTTTGCGCTTTTGTATGTGCGGCTTCTTTGATACAGGTGCTAATCTTTTTGCTGCTTTTACTGTTGTATTTGCGGCTTGACCTAATATTTTTAAAACCTCGGATCTTTTAACTTTATCTGGTAAACTTTTTAATCTATTCTGCAATTCCGCAAACCCTTGTATTTCAACTAATGATTTACTCACGTCTAATAGTATTAATTTGTAAATACTTTTTAACTTGTTTTTCTACAACAGAAATAATATTATATTTAAAACCATCTGCATCTTTTACAAACATTGCGTTTGCCTTCCCTTTTATAAAACGATCATCATATCTTATGATAAAAATGGTTGAAAACAAAGAACGAACTTTACCTTCTTCATCTTCACTACCAGAAACCTCAATTAAATTTGCTCTACAGCTTTTAATTTCTTGTTCTGTTTCTGTTGGCGAACCTGTTGCAGATGTAATTTTTACCATCTTTACAATAGAAATTCTGTACCTTAAACTGTTTACCAACTGCTGTTTCATTAAAATCTTTTATAAGGATGCAATGCGTTTTCTGATGCTGTACTTTTTTCTTTTACGGTATCGTTTCTAAACTCATAACTATCTGTAACCATTAACAACAATGCTTTTTGTATCGCCTTTGGCACTTTACCAACCGAAAAACCAACAGTAACTTGTAGGTTAACCGCTGCAGGATCAAATGCTTTTATTTCTGGATACACAAAATCATCGTTAAAAACAATTTTGTTTTCGTATTTATCAACGCTTTGCAAAGAATAATCTGTTGCTGCAATTGTTTGATTTGTACCGTTTAAATCTTTGTAAGTAAACAAATCTACACTTGTAATTTTTTGCTGATTAAAAGCCAAAACATCATTTATTGATGTGCCTTTTACATCAAATTTCTTTTCTGAAATTTCTGTATTTATATAGTTTTCTGCTTGACTAATTGCCGCATCTATATAATCAGAAATTAAAGCATCATCTTCTGTAAAATCACTTTCTAACTGCAATTGCTTCTTAGCCCTTGCAAGTGATATTATTTCTGGTGATGTATATGTTAATTCTGTTACAAACGCCATTGCTATTATTTTATAATTTCTGCATACTTATTTTCTACCAATTCCATTGCTAACGCTATTGGATATGAAACTACATCACCAACACTTGCAGACAACTTATAAACACCTGCAACTGCCACTAAAATCTTAACATCTAAAACTTCTACTTTCTTTTTTGCCATCTTTCTTTTTTAAAAAAAAGGCCTGCTGACTAAACAGGCCCTTTAAATCAACCAATAAATCAAATCACTATAAAAACACTATATTTTTAAACTGATAACACTTTGTTAATTGCAAACGCTTTTTCGTTTGTAACTGCGATATCAGAAAAACCTTCAATAATTAATCTTACTTTTCCAGAAGCTGCTTGTGTATAAGGATCAACTATAATTGATACAGAATCCCAATAACCTACAGTTAACTGATTCCAATCTCCAAAAATAATTGGATGCGCTGCACCACTGTTTAAAGTTGGCATTAACGTTGTAGAAATAAATGGGTAACTGTTTAAAGAAGTACCATCTGATAATCTTACACCAGAACCTGCATCTACAAACGTACCTTTTGCTTTTGATTTTACTTTTGGATCTGCTAAATACGCACGTTTTACGTTTGTACCATCTGCAGCATCAACCAAACCTTCTAATGCCAATGCTGTTGCATCTGTTAACGCACCAACAGTTGTGTTAATGTTTGTAGTAATTAAAGTATATAAACCAATCGGTGCTTCGCCAGAACCATTTAATGCCGCTAAAGTAACAGCGTTACCATATGCAATATTTATTTGCTCAATAATATAATCTTCTACAGAAAAAGAAGTTTGTGCCAGTAATTTCTTAGAAATATCAACAACACCAGAACAACGTTTTGGCTTTAAAGTAGGACCAGAAAAACCAATGTCTGTACCTGCAGTTGTAGCAGTTTCAGAACCATAAGCAAATGTAAATGCGCCAGAAGTAGGTAATGGAACATCACCAACTAAACCGCTCATAATATTTACACCTAAACTTTCAATTGCCAATACAGGCTGTAAAGGTCTTACTAGCATTGGTGTAGATGCTACTAATGCACCACCTTTTGCACCAGAATCACCTGTTACCGATTGCGCTCTTAATACACCTGTTGGTATAGAAATTGCATTTCCTTCTGGTAATTCTAAACCAGATGCACGCATTTCTTCTTGTGCCATTGCATGTACTTCTGCATCATCTGCATGTAATTCTTGCCCTTTTGCCAAACTTCTTAATGCTCTTAACAAAGAAAAAGTTTTAACCGCTCTTGGCGCATCAATTACAACTGCATCACTAACTGTAACACCTGCTGCAGATCTTGCTGCTTGTGAAACTTCAAATTTTTCTGATCTTGTGATATCGATGTTTAAACCATCAATTTCTGTTTGCAATGCATCAAACCTTGTGGTTTCTTCTGCATTAAAACTTCTGTTTACTACTGCCTTTGCAATAGCTTCTTGCGCATCTATTTTAGAAGCACGTTCTTGTTTTAATTCTACTGAATTTCTCATTTTTAAACTCTATTTTTATTAATCATTATTTGTGCTTCTTGAACACTTTTTCCTTTTATTTCTTGATCAATTATAACAGGAATTTCTGCAATAATTGTTTGTCTTATTTCTTCAATTGTTTGCGCATTTCGTTTGTGCGCATCTGGATTTGACCCTATAGAAACCACGGACCATTCTAATAATTCTTGTCTGGTAAAATACAGTACATCTTTATCTTCGCCTTTGGTTTCATCACCAAATCTGTATTCTGATGGCCTTGCACCAATGCTTGCCATTTTTAAAGTTCCTGCCTGTATTTTTCTAAATACTTTTTCTGCTTTTGGATTCACATCCGCTTCTTCAAAAGTTACCACACCAATCAATTTATCACCTTCTATTCTTACTGTTGATGTACCAATAATATCGTCTGGATTATCTGATCCTGCTCTATGCTGATATGCAACAATAGGATTTGATGCGTATCTGTTTAAATCCCAACCATCCATTTTAAAAACAGTTCTATAACTATCTACAGCTTCACTAGAAATAACAAATTCTACTTGTCTATTTTCTAACATTTCTGCAGTTGTATTGCCTACAAATGCACTTCTGGTTACTACTTGATTCTGTACTTCTTTACTCATTTTATGTTGCTGTTAATTGCTTGTTAATTTGTTCTTGTGTTTGCATATTAACCGGTGTCAATGGTTCGTCTAAACCATCAATTTTATTTAAGTTTTCTAAAATTCGAACTTCGTTTCTTGTCATAGTTCCAGAATAGATCATCTTCATATAAAAATCTGCCTGGGTTTTTTTATCCGCTTGCAACAAACTATTTATATTAAACTGCACACGTATGCCAGAGTTTCGTTCTGATGCAGTAAATAGTTTAGAATTATATTCTTGCTGATTAATTAAGGCCCAAGGCAGAATGCTATCAGAAACATGGCTAATGCTTTGGTTTTCCATGTTAGAATTATTTTGATTTTCTGTATCTTTTAATTTATACGTTGGTATATTTAACCAACGAGCAACCTCGCCAATAGCATGTTTATTAGTTTCTAAAAACATTGCTTCTTGTGGCGATAGTTTTATATGCTGAAAAGATTGCGCTTCATCTATAACCGCAATTTTAAAAGATTTTTGATCTGATAAAGAAGAAGATAATGCAGACGATATTCTACTTTTTGCATCTTTGTCTAAATCTTTTGATGATGTAACGATACCGGTACCAATACCTTTTGATGCATAATATTCTTCTGCAAATTCTTGACTTGACAATGCAACACCTAAAGATTTTGCCGCATAACTAACTACACCAATGCCTGTAATACCATTATCTGAATATAAAGATCTGTAATGTAAAATGTTTTCTGCAGCTAATACTTTTCCATCAAAATGATAAAACAATTTGTTTTCAAATTTCTTTACAGTTACAGGTGTAGTGTTTTCGTTAATAAATTGCAATGAAGCCACTTTACCTGTAAACGGATTTAAAACCTTTTCTGCATATCCATTACCTTTTAAAATAGCGCATTTCATTAAAATAGAATCAAAACCAAACGCATTCATGTATTGGTTAGGTTTCTCGTTTATGATGTAATCAACAGGATGTGAAGAAAGTCTATTTGTATTACCGGCTGTTTTTTGAACAACATGCTTAGGAAGCTTTGCGTAATCATTGCAAAGAATGGTAATTCCGTTATAAAACGCAGAAAGTGTTAATGCAGATGAATTTGAAACAGGTGTACCGTTTTTAGTAGTGGCACCTGTACCGCCAAAGAATCCAGAAAGAAACCCACCATTACTGATAGATGCTGATCTTTGTTGATAATTAGACTGTAACGCTTCAAATAACATAAACACCGCTTTTGTATGGTGTAAAGATTATGCATTAGAAGCGTTTTGTTTGGGACAATTGTCCGCAATTTTATTTTTTGATAGAAATCATTGATTTGAAAATAATAAAGCCTAAATAAAGCTGTATTAATATAAATGCATTTATTAAAATTCTGCGCTCTGGCACTTGAAACAATTTAAGTTCTAACAACAAAGAAGTAAATAACGCTGCAGTAAATGTGCAGATTATTACTAAAATTATTTTGATATTGTTATTCATTGATCGTTTTTGTTTTAAAATATTTGTCTAAAATATTATTTATGGTCCATAAACTTAAATCAAATACTTTTGCAATTTCTGCGGATGTATTGTTTTTGTTGGTTAAAAAAAAATCTATTACCAACGCTTCTTTTTTATTTTCTAAATTCATAGTTTAGTTTTTTAAATCCCTGTTTTTTGCTTTTCGAAAACCATCAAAAGAATTATATTTCTCTTCACCAAAAAGCAAATAATACAACTGATTAACAATAATAAACGCTGCCTGTTGACTTTTAAAATTAGGTAAAACTTTGTAGTAATATTTAAAGAATCCAGAATTGGTTGCTAATTGCTGCATTAATTCTGCAGACTGCGCCAAAATTTTATTTCTGTAATTATCTGCAGCGTTTTGATTATTCATTTTTCACGGTTTTTATGCTATAAAGATAGTTAACTCAATGTAAACAACGCAATTGGAATCAATTCTAATTGATTAATTAAATCCTCGCATTTTATAAATTTACGATCTATGTAATACCCTATTTTTACACCTTGGCCATTGGTAGTTTTTTTTACTAATTTACCAGATCGAGTGTTTACCAATTTCTTGCAAGTAGTCCACACATAATGATGATTATTTTTTAACCACCATTTACCAATAAAATTTACCTGTAATAACATAAGTCTTTGATTTTTAGTTGATTTTTAATTGCATTTATTGGTATAATGGTAGTTACAAAACATTGCTAAAAAAAAGCCCCCAATATTATGTTGGAAACTCCTCACACTCTTTCAATCTCTGC